GCTGGCTGAGCTGCATCTTCTGCTGCAACTCCGCCTTCGCGATCTCCGCCTTGCCCTGTGCCTCTGCCGCCTTCGGGTCCTGCTGCGGCGGTGGAGCCCAATCGGCCGGGACATCGCCCCAGAAGCGCTTCGGGTTCTTGTAGCCCATGGTCTGCACCATCAGGGCCACCGTGTTGCGAAGATGGTGATACCCGCACAGCGGCGACGGGCCGATCTCCTTCAGTGCCGTCATCTGCTGCGTCAGGATCGCGTTCAATCCTGCCAGCTTCCTGTCGCGGGACTCGCCGGCCATGCCGACATGCACGCCGACCGTCATCTCATCGGTCCACCGGCGCGGGTCGCATTCGATGCGGTTGCCGTTGACCTTCACGATCCTGGCTTGATCCTGGTTCTGGATCAGCACCCGCAAGAGCTTTTTCAGTACGCGCTCGACACCGTCCCCGAGCCAGATGGCGACAAGCTCGACGCGGCTGTTCGCGGCCGCCTGCAGATCCTCGATGCCCTTCGCGGTGTCCGTGATCGCATTGGGCTGGATGCCCATCGCGTGCCGGTTGACGCCGCTCGCTTCCTCCGACCGCCTGTCCCAATATTCGATGGCCTGGAACGCCGTGCTGGACACGTCTGGTGTCTGCAGCGTCTGCACCACATCGCCCGGATTGCCATTGACCTCGAGCACATCACCGACATCGTGATCGAGAAACCGGTCAAGCAGGCTCGGGTCGCCGGCCGTCGCGCTTTTCGAGATCACCGTCCGCGGCGCCAAGCTGCGGCTCAGGCTGTCCATCGCGAAGCGGGACAGCGCCGTTCTGATCTTCTGGATATCGAGCAGCACATCCGCCAGCGACCTGCCGACGAGACGATGCGAAATGCGGATCGGGCACCACGTCTCGAACTCGCTGAACCGAACGATATCGTTCTCCAGGATCGTCGTGCCGACCCGCTTGATGCGGCGAAGCTCGACAATGTCGTCCCGATCGAAGTCGACACGGATGTACTCGATCAGCACGGAGACCTTGCGGCGCTCCTGCTCCTTGCTCGATCCCTGCTGCCCAGACAGCGGTTCGTCGGGGAAGCGCGCCCACTTTCGAAGATCACCACGGCTGTCGACATCGCTGTCCGCCGCAATCGTAATCGAGCCGTCCTGATCGAGATCGCTCGCCTTGTCAGGGTGCTGGCGGATCACATCGGCCAGATACTCGTCATGCTGCCACGCATGATAGATCGTGCTCTCGATGTCCTTTGCGCGCCGGCTGACGCGAAATTCCTCGGGCGGAATGCACTCGACGCAGGCGTGGCCATATTTGCGCTGGCGCTGGACCTTCAGCGTGAAGGTCGGCTCAGGCTGGTCGGGAGCCTGCGACGGATCGAACGGAACCACGGCGGTGCCCGGCTCGTCCTCGCCGTCCTCGGGCTCGATGCCGTCCTCGGATTGAGCGAGGATCGTGTATTCCGGGTCTTGAACGATCTTGGCGAGTTGATCGAGCGTCACGCCTTCGAGGATCTTCGGCGGCTCCGGATCAGGGTCTTGCCAGTAGCACCGGAACACGCCGGCTTTCTGCAACAGCCCATCGAAAGCGAAGTCGTGGATGTTGAACTCGCCGGGGTTGTCCTTGAAGAACACGTGCCGGAGGTAGTTCTTGGCGTCTTCGAGCGTCGGGTCGTCGTCGTCGAGCTCGTTGTCGTCGACGGTCAGGAAGTCCTCGCCTGGACTAAAGCAGCGCATCAGCGCCGGCATAATCCAGTTGATGGTGTCACGGATGTCGCCGGTAACGACCTTCGAGCGGTTGGGAAGCTGCTCATCGCCGCGGAGTTTGCCGTGGTAGGCATCCATGGCGTCGGTCTGCGCCTGGGCCAACTCGGACGTGTAGAACGATGTGGCGTCCATCTCTTCACGGCGCAGCATCGCAACGAGTTGATCCTCGTCCATCGGGCGAGGGGTGTTGCGCTTCATGTCTGGCGTGGATTGGTCTGGCGGCATAGGGCCGCCGTAGCTGTCAGGCATTCAGTCCTTAGGGCTTAGGCCCCTGATCGACCGGCGGGAGCTTGGCCGGCGTGGCGTAGTGGAGCGCGGCGACGGCGCCGAGCGCGAAAACGCAGATGACGAGCGGAACAAGAAAATATTTTGCGCGTCTCAATGTATTAGGGTCGCGATTTTTGACACTTCGAGGAATGCTTTTCTAAGCCAGCATCCCAACGCGGGCACGGCGGCCGGGAGCGCGAGACGTAACCTCGATCACGGGCTCGGCAAACGTCAGCGCAACGGCGTCCCATTCGTCAGGGCTGCGCACGCCGCGCTTCCTCATGTCGTCTTTGCTCTCAAGCTGCACGCGGCTGAGGCTGTCGTATTTGTAGCCAGGACCGCAGGCATCGGCCTGCAAGGCGTCCGTGTCGTCGATGTCGGCACCGCCCACGTCGTCAAGCCAGTCGCGAGATTTGCCCCACATCTCGGCGCGGCGGTTCACATAGCCGCCTTTCGGCCTGCCCTGATCGTCGGTCGGCTGCGGCTCAAGCGGCGCGGAACCGAAGTTCACAGCCACGACGACGTTGACATACCCCATCTCATGCAGGCGATCGATGATTGCCACGCCAGCGCCGCCCACGTCGATGAACATGCGCTTGGGCTTCTCCGTGTCGATCACGGATTTGAGCCATCCGACCTGCTCCATGGTGGATAGGCCCATCTTCGACTCAACGCGAGCGTGCCGGCCACGACGGCGAGCGAGAGACGCGCGATCCTTGCCTTTCCAGTTCGGATCGTAGCCCATGACCAATGTGCCGCTTTGTGCGCAGCGGGCCTTGCGCGCTCTGAGCACGGACTCGGCCTTGATGAAGCTGTCATGCCCCGTGGTCTGGAACGCCTCGGCTGCGGTTGCCGGGTATTCCTGCTTGAACAGCACCGGATCCTTCAATTCGGCAATCTTGTTGCGGCGCCAGACGATCTGCTCAAGATCGACGCCGTGCAGCTTCATGTACTCCTGCTCGTCCTCGGTCGGCTCGAAGCCATCGGGAACGGCGCGGCGATATTCCTCCTGCCAGTACCAGGGGATGAACACAGCAATGTAGTCGCCAACGCCGGCCTCGGCCTGCTGCCAGCGCTCGTGAAACTCGCCGCCGACGCCGTTGGCCGTGCTCTCAAGCAGGATCTCGGTACCCGGCAGATCGGGAACCGCCTGAACGACGCCGGCAAAGTGCGTTGGCGCGTTGGGCCAGAAGGCAACCTCGGACCCGTGAAAAAGCTGGATGGTCTGCGACCGGCCGACCGCCTTGGTTCCGGCCGTGCCGACTGCGTACCCGCTCTCTAGGATGTCGAACAGAAGTTCCTTGGCGTTGGATGCGCCCGTGTGCGGCTTCACCAGTTCCGGGCAGTGCGCATGGTAACGGTCCACCATGGCAAACAGGTTGTCGGTAGCGTCCTGCTCATGGGTCAGAATGAAGGTGCGGACGCCGCGGGCATGGGTCGTGCGCCAGTAGAAGCGGCCACCGATATAGGTGCTGATCCCTTGCTGACGGCCTTTGAGAACAAGAGCGCGGACTTTGCCAGTCTTGGCGCGCTGCTCTTCCAGTCGGGCGTGAAGGTACTCTTGAGCCTTGTTGAGCGTGAACGGCTGATTGCCGGCGCGCGGGTCTTTCGGCCTGATCTTGAGGCAGCGCGAGGCGTAGTGCGGGAAATTGTCTTTGAGGCGTTGCCTGATCTCTAGCTCTTCAGCCGAGATCGAGCGATTGGCGTGGGTGCTCATTTGAGCGCGTCTAGGGCCTTCTCGTGAGGAAGAACCTTGAGGTTCACGTCGGTCTGCTCCCGCCAGTCGTCACGGAAGCGGCAGTTCATGTTCTTCTGCCAGACGGTGGCGTTGAACTTATCGGAGACCATGCCGACGCGGCCGGCGTTCTCCCACCACGACTGGCATTCAGTGTCCGCACGCGTGCATGCGTCCGAAAAGTCTTTGTGCGCAGCCTTCCACTCGTAGATAGACGACTTGGCGACACCGAAAGCCGAGGCCCACTCAGCAACGCCTTTTCCTTGCTTGCCCATCTCTATGACGCGCTCGCAGAATGCGGGGTCGTACTTGGATGGGCGGCCCATCACTGCGGCTGGAATGTCGTTACCGTCTGCGCTCATGAGTTCCACGTGAAACTTATATGCAAGGTTGGAGTCTAAGCGTGTGCAACCCTATGGGATGCTGTCGCGTTCACTAGCCTATGCACCATGCGTCACTAGCCGAGTTAGTGCGCTCCGTCGAGGACTGGCGGGAGGCTGCCGGTGTGCTGTCGGACATTGCAGGGCTTGCCGGTGAGATGGCGAGGCTGGCAGAGGTTGTGTCGGAGATTGCAGCCAGGGGCGCCATGGTGGAGGTGGTCGGGCTTAGGGATGATGTGCACTTAGGGGATGGGCGGGTGATTGGGGTTGGAGATGTTGTGCGGGTCAATCGGTTCGTGGCGGATCTGCTGATTGAGCGCTCTATGGCTGCGCTTCCTTATCCAGCCTGTCTACTTCCCGCTCCATGTGGTCCTGCAGAAGCTCCGTCTCGATCTGGTTGAGGCGGACGGCTTCGACGAAGGCGCGGAATGCGGTTCCGACAGGCTCCGGGGCCATGATGGCGATACTAGCATCCCCGCCGGCTTGCTCAATGGCATTTGCGAGCTTCTGCCCGGCTCGAATGATGGAGATAGCCGGGCCAGACGCGGACTTGTGGACGTTGCTCAAGCTGCAGCCATCCCATTGAGGCGAGCGCGAGCGGCGGCGGCGATGGAGGTGCTGCCGTCGAGGCGGGTGACGTTGGCGAGCGCCTTGGGCTCGGGCTTCTCAACGACAATTTCCGTCTTGTCGCTGGGCTTGGCGGTCGGGATGTCGTCGGTATGAGAAACGTTGGCGAGCCGGAACGCCGTGGTGATGGCACCGGGCGCCAGTGCGGTCTGAATGACTGCCATGAACAGACCGATGAAAATTTGCGCCCAGCCGACAGAGTTCTTGTCGGGATCGAGCGACATCGAGATCAGCTTGGCGGGAAGCAGAGCCTGCTCGACGACTGAGGACTCGCCAACGTCGGTGTTGGCCGCAGTCACCTTGGCCTTCTCAAGCCAAGCCTTTGCGGCTGCGATCTTGGTGTCGAGACTGGTGCGCTCTTCGAGGATGGCGATACGAGAGGCGAGCTCGTCGCGCTCCTTGGTGCGCTCCAGGCAACGGGCCTTGCAGCCGCCGCGCTCGGCTTCGAGCTTGATCGCAAGATTCAGGCTTTCGAGTTTCGCGCGCAAAGCGTCGGCGCTGACCGAGGCGGCCCAGCCGTTCTGCTTCTGCAGCTCGTCGAGGCGGGCTTGGGCCGAGACGATATCCCGCTTGGCCTGGTCCACGCTGTCGCGGTTGTCGTCGAACTTGGCTTTCTGGACGGTGGCGCCGACGACGTTGCCGTGACGCTGGCCGACCGTGTAGCCGATATGGGACCACAACTCGGCAGAGACGAACATGACGCCGAGGGCGCCGGCCACGAATGCCATGGTCTTGTCGCCGCGAGACTTGAAGATGTCGCGGGCGGCGAAGATGAAGGCGGCGAGGATGGTGATGAGAACGAGGCCGGAGGCGTGCTCCGGGCTAATCGTCGAGCCGAACTTGTGGGCCATCTTGGCGCTGACGTACAGGCCATAGAAGCCGCAGCAGAGCAGGACGGCAATCAGCACGCGCGTGCTGGCGACGGTGGAGATAGCTCGCATCATGCGGGCGTTATTGGTGGTCATGGCGCGATCCTCGGCAGCTTGCATTGGCTGATGACGCGACCTTCGGGGAAATCACAGTTCTCAGCGCCTTTTTGGCACGTGACGAGCGCGAGCGTTGCAAAGACGAGTGCAGCCGTGAGGCTATGCATTTGACCGACCGTATTTTTTCGCAAGCCAATTGGTTGTGCTGGTCAACGCAAGGATGCCGCAACATGTCAGGGTGATCCACACCCACAGCAGCAACATCGCTTGGATGAAGCCGCCCAAATATGCGGCGAATTGCTGGAGCATGGGGTGTGATTTTCCGGGGCTCTGGTATGGTTGCGTAGAGAGTTGGTGATGCGTCAACGGCCCGAGCGGAGCGGTTACTCCATCGGGCCGTCATGATTTTTGGCGCAACTTTAGACGGGCGCTCAACGGCTATCTGCCGGAGCCGGGTCCGCACGCTGAGTTAAGCGGGTCATCCGATTGCGCTTTATGCCGCATTTTCGCCGCAAGGTCAACCCGGCCGAAGCTGCACATAGCTCATCGCCTGTTGATGCGTCTTGCCGAGCAGGTCAAAGGCGACAATGCAGGAGCGGCCGCGGGTCTCGATCACCTGGGCCTTGACCTCGGCAAAAGCACCCTTGGCGATGATGACGTGATCCCCGGCCTTGTAAGGGTTCTCAGGGCGGGACGGAGGCCGGATGCGGCAGTGGGTCCAAAGACGGGCAATTTCGCCGCGTGAGACCGTCCCAAGGGGCTTGCCGCGCATGTAGGGCGTGTCGGCCGGCTTTGCCTCGGCGTAGACGTATCCAGCGGCGAGCGCGGTTGAGATCCGGCCGAAGCTAGGCTTGCGCAGTTTGGAACGTGGAAGGGCGGCCTTGATACGGGCTCGGCGGCAGTCGTCGAGGGCCTTATGCTCAACCTGCGGAGGGGTTGCGTAAACGTTGAGGCGGTTGCTCATGCTGTCTCTCCGGTTCTACGCCGGGCACACGGTAAGATGTCAGACGTTCAATTCCTTACCTTTTTCGTCGTCGTGCCAGTAAATGCGGCGGGCGTCGGCAAGCAGCGAATTGATTGCGCTTGTCAGCTTCCACGATGGGTAATCGGTGGTCATCTGGTCACGTAGCTGCTCCCATTCTTTGGCTGGCATGGTGATGCTCAGGGTGAATTCGATGTCGTCCGGGTTGTCGCATTTCAGTCGCGCTCTCACTTCCCCTCTCCCTCTCTGGTGCGGATGGCGGAGACAATTTCTCCGACAATGTAGACCTCACCACCGTAATCGCTTTTGATCTCAAGAAAGCTCTCAGCGATCTTGGCGCAGGCTTCGCGTTCGTTGGCGATCATTCTGCCAACGATGTCGAATAGGTCGTTTGCTGCGGCGGTCCCTACGTGCTGCATCGCCCAAGCGTCTAGTTCTCGGTCTAGTGCGCTCATGGTCTGCTTGCGCCCTTCACGCGCTTGGACGGGCGGACCTTCTTAGATTTTGATTGAGCGATACGCTTACTGACGCTCATCCTGCCTGGCTTCTTGACCAGCTCCCCGTCCTTGAACTGAAAGCCCTTCACTGGAATGCCTGTTTGCTTCACCATCTTGGCCTCCAATGTGCGGATGATTTGGAATACGGCGAGCTCGGCGTCAGTCCTTTCGCTTTGATGACCGTTTCGGCGATGAACTCCGGGATGATCGGGACGACGCTGTTCCCGAGGCACCTAAGTCGGTCCACCCGAGAGGATACGCCATCAGCCACTCGACCCACGTCGGGTTCAGAGACCCACCAACCTGTTCCGAGAGCGGGCGCGAATTCTTCTCGTGCGTCTCTGCCGATGCCTTCCCCGACCGCCAGTCCCTGGCGGTCGGGGTTGCAAACGACCGTGCTGCTACCGCCTCGATCAGAGTTCCGCCTTCGCGTCCCTTGCGCGGCGTGATCCGGCCGCCCTTGGTGCCGAGGCTTGCTGTCGGCGTCGGCCACTCCTCGACCGCACGCAGAAGCTCCGTCCTGTTTCCTCCGCTGGATCGCAGACCAGTGCAGGCACGAGGCGTCGGAAGCATGTTCCGGTGCGCCGGCCACTTCTGCGTGGCCGGCGCGAGCATGTTGGCCGTTGCCGTCGGCGTCGGTAGCAACGATCCAGATGCGGTCTCGTCTGTGAGGGGCACCAACGGCTGACGCCGGTATGCAATGCCATTCCGCGTCATACCCGATCTCGGCC